TGTCGTTCCTAATTCTGGAGAAGCAGAGAGCTACGGTGGAGCAACAAGATTACCGACATCCAACTTCAATACCAATAACGCTGACCTAAGAGATAGCAATGAATTCTTAAATTCTCCTAGACCGGTTCATAGTTATACGGCATCGATCATGCACCAACAGGGAATTATACGTGACCCTCTAAGAGGACCCATAGGTTCTAGTGCATCTCGTGAAGCTGTTTCGCGTGTTGGCTGGGGTGTAGCTACTCCGGGTAGACCTATATATGAGGGTGGATACGACGATCAAACTATCGCTTCTAACTTAGATACCACGAAAGGTGAGCAATTGAAGGTGGTAGCACGACGTGGCGGCCACTCGTTGATCATGGATGATGGAGACATCATTGGTCGCGACCAACTTATCAGACTTAGAACTTCATTGGGTCATCAGATTTTGATGAGTGACGACGGTCAGACGTTGCAGATATTGCATTCAAATGGTCAGTCATATGTCGAATTGGGTAAAGAAGGCACCGTCGATATCTACTCAACTAACTCGATCAATATGCGTACTCAAGGGGACTTCAATATTCATGCAGACCGTAACGTAAACATACATGCTACCGATACATTAAACTTACGTGGTAAAACTGTTAATGTCGATAGTGAGCAAGATTTGAAAGTACGTGCAGGTAAAAATTTTGAAACACAAGCAGTAGGCAAATATACAGTTAAGGCGGGCGGGGCACTAGCACTTAATTCTGGTCAAGAAGCGTCTATGAATGCGGCCGGATTGACTTATATCAATGGCTCACAAGTAAACATTAATAAAGGATTGCCTACTACTTCTGCTAAGCCAGTAACTGCAATTCCAATTAAAGCACAGACCGATACATTGTATGATGCACAAAAGGGTTTTGTCGCCGCCCCCGGCAAGCTACAGACTATTACTTCCCGTGCACCTGCTCATTACCCGTGGGCCAATGCAGGACAAGGGATTGACATCAAGAACTCACTTAATGCAGAAGACAATATTCCACAATCTCCTTCGCCTTCAGTACAACAGGTAAATCAAGCTGCATCTACTGTAGGAGTCGCTCCGCCAGCAGAGACAACTAATCAATCTGTACCTGTTGTTCAGCCGGTCTCGCCCGGGATGGATGTTAATACGACTAGCGCAGTACTAAGTCAGATCGCGACTAGCGCCTCACTCGGTCCGTTGTCTGCTGCGGTTGATATAGGTACAGCAATAGTCAACATTGGGAACGGGGCTAAAGCAGGAGCCATTGGGTCATTTGCGATGACTCCTACCCAGATGGCATCGTCTGGAGTCATTAAACCCGGCTCTGACATTCTGATCAATAGACTAATACAAGCAGGCAAATCAATCGCGCAATCTCTTCCAAACAGTATGTTTACTGGTATAGCAGGAGCCTCTACGTTGTCTTCTTTTGTGTCAAACACCACTTCACAAACCGAAGCAATGGTTAACAATTTGCAGAAAGCGCAGAAGGCTTTGGGAATGATTGGAGTCATCACCGGCAAAGAGTCACCCAGTATGCTTTCTGGATTAATAACTGCCGCAGCAACTGTGGGGGTATCACAAACAGTTCATGCGGTAAAACATGCCACACAATCTGTTGCTGTTAGCGGCGCCGAAAATGCGTTAGGTGGTTCAACTGCTGGATCAAGCACGAACGCACCTAATGGAAATATTAATCAATTTGGAAATAGTATTATTGGGGCACTAACTCAAGTACTAAACCCATTGGGAAGTCCAGCATCAGGAGTACTAGGCTCAATCCCAAACGGGCAAAGTACAGTCATTAACGCATTGCGGGCTATTGGTGCAGGGAGCGTTGCCGGAAAACTAGCATCTCTTACAGGCGGATTAGGGGGCATCTCACAATCGATCGGTGGATTATTCGGTAATTCAAATTCAACCGGCGGCGACTTAGCTAGTGCATCAATCGCTGACAGAGGAGTAGCCGCTGCGGCGTTCCAATCTATTGTTAGTTCGTTCGTGCCATTGACTCCGGGTGTAGCACAGAGCTTATCTGCTATTGCTCAATCAGCAGCAGCCGGCAAGGCATTAAATTCCAGTCAAATAACTCAGCTGGGTAGTTCATTAATCAGTTCGTTAAGTGGATCGTCGGTTAATGTGTCTGGGGTGGTGAGTGGATTAGACAGATTAAGTAGATTAGGTAATGCAACGGGAGCCTTAGGTGGATTAAGTGGATTAGGTAATGCAACGGGAGCCTTAGGTGGATTAAGTGGATTAGGTAGTGCAGCGGGAGCATTAGGTGGATTGGCAGGGCTCGGCGGTCTTGGTGGATTGGCAGGGCTAGCGGGTCTCGGCGGCGGCGGCGCAGTGTCCATCGGCGGCGTACTAACATTCTCGTCATTAGGTAAACTTGCTGCCGGTGTCATAACCGGCGGCAATTCGTTCGGCATAGGCGGAATACTAAACATCGCTAAAGGTGGAATCGCAGGGCAAAAAGTTGCGGGGTTAGTTCAAAATGGTGTCAGTGGTGCGATCAACAGCGCATTGGGTAGTGTAACCGGTTCAGTGGACGCCAGATTAGGTAGTCAGATAGCAGGAGTAGCGAATGCCGGCTTAGCAAGAATCCTCACCGGTGCAGTAAACAATGCAGTAGGATCAACCGGCGGTCCTATATCTGGGTTATTGAACAACGCCGTTAACGGCGTAGTCAATAATATTTCTGCCGGGTCAATCAACGATACTATTGCCGGTATTACTGGGGTAGCTTCAGTCATACAGCACGGATCGGCTGCTAGTGCTAGTAGCTCTGATACCGCAAACGCAACTACTATAGGTGGAATTACCGGAATCATTAACTCCACTACTACTGCTACCGCTAATCTGGGAAATGTCGCAGGAAAAGTACAGAATGCAGTAGATAATGTCACTAATATTTCGGGTGCAGGATCATCGGGTATATCAGGGGGAATATCATCTCTGATCAAGGCAGCTTCGGCTACTCAGTCAGGCTCGAAGTCATCCGTCGCTTCGCTTATTTCAAGTGGTATTAGTTCATTACCTGCAGGATTAAATTCTATTTCTACTGTTTTGAATAAAGCAGTAAACATAACTAATTCTATTCCGGGAGCAGAAAAACTTTCTGGGCTTATCAAAGATGCGCAGTCGGCAGTAATGAACGGATTACCTAACATCGTGAATAGCGTTATAGGTAAAAACAATTCACTGGGTTCATTGATTGCAACCGGACTATCTATTGGAGAAGGGTCACAGCTTTCTTCTATATTGGCGAGCCTATCGTCTAGTGGTAAATCACAGATCAAGTTGCCGCAAGTTGGATTTAATACCTTTGCTAGAGAAGCAATAACAGCAAAAATAAGTAATTTGTTAGGTAATCCTAAGATTCCGTTACCAAATCTACTAGGGGAAGTGCCACCCGATTTACAGAATGCTATCGCGGCTCTAACTAATATTAGTAATGAAATATTTAAAGTACAAGATGAGTTAGGTCAACAGGACCAAAAGATCGAGCAAGCAAAGAATGCATTCTATGCTGCGGAACGCAACTTACCGCAAGGTGATCCAACTATCACCCAATTGCGTTTGGTTTGGAAACAGACAGTCAATGATCCGGCACGTTTGCGATTACTAGAACGACTAGATGAATTGGGTTCCGGAACGAGAGGAGTAAACATCAATTCTAGCTCTTCGGGAACCGGTGTAGTGTCGGCAGTACAAAGTATCACGTCTACTTTAACCGGAATACCAAATCCCGGAACACGAACAACTGGAAGCGATAGCCTATCGGGATCATCGCGCGATGTCGCATCTCTCTTTAACGCGCTAGCGTCATCGACAACAACGGTCTCTAACATTGGTCGAAATAGTACATGAGGAAGAGACATTTGTTTGATGGTCAAACGGATAAATAAAATTATAAGGAAATATTATGGCAACATATATAGGATTCAGCACGATCAATGCAAATAAACCAAAGACGACTAACCCAATCAGTCCCCCCAATGGAGGATTTGGCACAGATCAGATCGGCGGTCTAGACGGCGGCTTTGGTTCTATACTAGAACCTTTGAACTGGGGAAAGAAATTTAGATTGGTAGACGCGCCGCTAGTGATACAAGACTTCTTGAATGCGTTAAACATTCCCAAAGGTCAAAAGGTAGGTCAACCTGCTTACGGAACCACATTGTGGACATTCTTGTTTGAACCTAATACACGAGATGTACAGTTTCAACTAGAAAACGAGATCAGGCGCCTGGCGAGTGAAGATCCTAGAATGACGTTAGCCTACGTAAAATCGTTTCCTAAAGAGAATGGCATATTAATTGAACTTCAGGTAGCTATAAATCCATATAATCAACCAGCAGTAGTCAACATCTACTTTGACAGAAATTCTCGTAGTGCAGGACTGATTTAATCAAACTACGCTCTTTTCCGAATGATAAATATATCAAAAGAGAGCAACTCTATGGCCACATCCTCAAGACAGTCATCATTATTCGGAGCAAATGATTGGAAGACTATCTATCAGACCTTCCAAGAATCTGATTTCAGAAGCTATGATTATGAAACCCTTCGGAAGAGTTTTATTGATTATTTGCGGAATTACTATCCTGAGACTTTTAATGACTATGTTGAATCATCTGAATTCATCGCCCTTCTCGATGTCATGGCATTCATGGGTCAAGGACTTGCTTTCCGCAATGACCTGAATGCGCGCGAAAACTTCATCGATACTGCCGAGCGTAGAGATTCTGTTATTAAACTAGCTACTTTGGTTGGGTATACTCCAAAACGTAACATCGAGTCTAGTGGTTATCTCAAAGTTACTAGTATCAAGACCACACAAAACATAACTGACATTAACGGATTGAACCTGAGCAACATTCCTGTATTATGGAATGACCCTGCAAATCCAAATTGGCTTGAGCAATTCAACACAATCGTGAACGCATCACTTATCAGTACACAAAAAATAGGTCGCCCGGGCAATATCGCTGACCTACTGGGAGTGACCACATCTGAGTATTCGATTCAAATTCCACCAAACAGTTTGCCTATTGTTCCGTTTACATCGTCTATCGATGGTCAAACAATGAATTTTGAATTAGTCAGTGCAACTTCACTTAACGAAGACTACATATATGAAGTTCCACCTGCACCGAGCGGCAAATTCAACATGCTGTATCGCAATGATAAATTGGGTTTTGGTAGTCCTGAATCAGGCTTCTTCTTTTATTTTAAGCAGGGTACTCTTAGTACTGTTAACTTCACATTCCAACAAGAATTGTCCAATCAAACATTTGACATTGACGTTCAAGGTATCAACAATACAGATACTTGGTTGTTCCAACTTAATAGTGACGGGACTAGAACGGAATGGAAAAAAGTTGATAGCGTATACGCAGATGCATATTTGCAAAAAGAAAAATCAAGTAGAAAACTATTCTCTGTAAATTCGCGCTTTAACGATCAAGTAACTTATGTATTTGGTGACGGTGTATTTTCTGCTATTCCGATCGGCAACTTCAGGGCATATGTCCGTGCAGGCAATGCACAAACATACAGCATAGAACCCTCAGAGATGAATGGTATCTCAGTCTCATTCAACTATATCAGTCGATTGGGCCGACCCGAGACATTAACCGTGGGGTTGACACTTCCATTAACAGTCAACAATGCACAACAGAGAGAAACGCTACAAGAAATCAAGCAGCGTGCTCCTACTCGTTACTATACACAGAATAGAATGGTTAATGGAGAAGACTACAATAACTTCCCGTATACATTGTATAGTTCCATCATTAAATCTAAAGCAATCAACCGTGCTTCTGTCGGTGTTTCTAAGAATCTAGACTTACTCGATCCAACAGGTAAATACTCAAGTACTAATTCTTTTGCTGGTGACGGCGCATTATTTCAAAATAATAATGATGGATTTCTGTCGCTGACTATCAACACGACCAGCGATATTATCGCATTCTTTACAGATACACTCGCTTCGGTTCTAGCATTGACCAGGGCGTCACAGTATTATGTTGATGCAACTGGAAACGCAACTAATACTTGGTATAAACGATTCAACATTAACACTGCATCGGGGGACGGTACTGTTTATTGGCAAACGAGTTCAGTTGACACGGGCGCAGAATCTGGATATTTCTATAATATAACTGGTAGTTTCTTAGCCCCGGTTTCACTTGGTACATTCAATAGTAATAATTGCAAGTATATCACTACCGGAGCTATAATTAAATTTACTGCGCCGTCGGGACAGTACTTCGACAATAACAATCGATTGGTGTCGGGTATCGCCCCGTCCCCTGAAAACAATTACATTTGGACAACAGTACTCAATGTGATCGGAGACGGGTCGAACAACGGTTCGGGCAGTTTTCCTAACGGCTCTGGCCCAGTAAAAGTCAATGGCTTTGTTCCGTCAGGTGCAATATTGTCACAAGTAATTCCTGTATTTGATAATGCATTATCAACTAACCTCATTCAAGAATGCATCATTAGAATGGAATTAAATCAAGATTTTACTCTTGTGTTTAATAATTCTATTGCAATCAACCAAGAGCGCTGGTCAATCGAATCTATTAATAATACAAATTACTTTGTTAAATTTACAAGCACTGGGGCAAATAAATATTCTATCGCATACAGATCATTGAAATATTACTTTGGATCAGTAGCAGAGACTAGATTTACCTATTCTAGCGGTGAGTTAGTATATGATCCTTTTACAGGCAAGATTATTCAAGACTTCGTGAATATATTACCGATCAATAGTCAATATGGAAGCAGTGTTCCTTTAGGCAGAGAAATCAAAGTTAATATTCTAGGGCAGACAGTAGAATCAGACGGATACATCAATGACTTTGAAGTTGAAGTCGCGGCCACCGACATTAACAATAAACAACTAATTCTAAACCCAGAGTTCTTTGGCAGCGTAACTGGATATGTTTCTGGAAACCAAAACGTAGGCATCTATGTGTTCTTTGAAACAGTGCAAGATCCTATCAATCTTACTAGACAGTATATCATCCCCTCATCATCTGTGGAGTACCAATACCCAACAATTTCACAAATTGAAACAGTAAAGTATGATTATCCATTGGGGCAGTTGTTTTATGCATACACAGAAAACACATTTTACAAATCAGTACAAGACCAAACGATCACTACCCCATATTATATAATGACAATTCAACCTCAATATTCGAAGCAAGTTGGAAGACAGGGGCTTGCTTTCCAATATCGACACAGTTCGAATAACACAACTCGAATCGACCCTGTTACTACTAACATCATTGATTTGTACGTCGTAACACAAGCATACTATACTTCTTATACAAATTGGATCGTTGACACGACCAATACTATTCCTAAACCACTTCGTCCAACTATCAATGAACTCAACCAAGAATATGGACAAGTACAAGACTACAAGATGCTATCAGACGCAGTAATTCTAAACAGCGTTGTGTTCAAACCATTATTTGGCGCTAAAGCGGATGCTGCATTGCAGGGCACTATCAAAGTCATCAAAGATAGCAATACCAATGCGAGCGATAGTGAAATCAGGAGTGCTGTCCTAGCTGCAATGAATAATTATTTTAATATCAATAACTGGAACTTTGGAGATACTTTCTATTTCTCAGAACTGAGTGCATACTTGCACGCTGAGTGCGGCGACCTTATTAGTTCTGCTGTATTAGTATCGAATGATCCCACCAAACCTTTCGGGGACCTATATGAAATTAAATGCATGCCATATGAAATTTTTGTAAATGCCGCCACTGCAAATGATGTATTAGTAGTACCGGCCCTAACACCCGCTCAATTACAGGTAAGATAAGTATATACATGGCTAGAATCAGGACACTCGATTTCCTTCCGGAAATATTTCAAACTCCAACTAATGCACAATTTTTGGCGGCTACGCTTGATCAATTAGTGAATCCGCCCGAATCCCAGCGTATCCAGGGATATGTTGGTAGCAGGTTTGGTTATGGCGTCAACGCTATGGATAGCTATATAGTAGAGCCAACTAAAACCCGTAGAAATTATCAATTAGATCCGGGATTAGTGTTCACTAAACCAAACGAATCGACTGCACAGGACTTTATCACGTATCCTGGAATCATCGACGCATTAAAGATCAATGGCGGTGTTACTAACAACAATGATAGATTGTTCAATAGCCAGTTCTATTCATGGGATTCATTTACTAATTTAGACAAGATCATCAACTTCGACCAGTATTACTGGTTGCCTGAAGGACCTCCTTCAGTTACAGTATCTGTTGCCTCCGTCTTCTCTTCAGAAAATTATATCGTAACTGATTTGGCTTCTACCTACGACATCAAGGTAGTAGGCAGTTTTGCTGGTTCGTCGAATCCTACATTAACTCTATTGCGCGGAGGCACATATACTTTTGCAGTCGATCAGGAATCACAGTTTTGGATTCAAGGTGAACCCGGTGTATCTGGATTTTCGCCCTCACAACCCAATCAACCTGTACGAGATGTTTACGGAGTAAGCAACAATGGTGCCTCAGCGGGATTAGTGACATTTACCGTTCCTAGCAAAGATGCACAAGAACAATATAACTTTTCAGGCAACAATACAGTAGGTGTTGTCAGTACATTGCCATTCGATCAAGTTAACGGTGTTCTTCTTTCTGAACTAGGAAACATCGACGGGATAACGTCTCTTGATGGATTGACTGTTATGTTTTATAACAACGGGGTAGTTGATGAAATCGGGTATACCTCTTCGTACCTGGCGGAAACTCCATATGATGTCAACGACGATCTGATCACCGCACCATTGACAATTTCAGTTACTAGCTGCGACACTGCATCTTTTACTACCAGCTCAACTGCTCAATTGGTAGTTAATCAAACAATAACGTTTGATAACCCAGTGTTCGGCGGCGTCACCGCCGGTCAAGTTTATTTTATCAGCGCAATTCCCAATACAACTAAATTTAATATTTCAGAATACATCGGAGGGCCAGATATCGTATTAACTCCTGGTTCGGGCGCGATGGTTGCGAACATAAATCAAGGACTATATCAACAAGGGTTCTATTCTACAGTCGCAGAGAATTTCTA